TCACGCCGCGAGAGTGAACTTGGCTTTGAGTGCGCTGGCTCCGATGACGGCACCGGCGAGTACTCCGAGCGCATTGAGCGTGGTGACGATGGCATCGACGTACGGCAGTCCCCATGCCGGGCCGACCGTGCCCATGAAGAGGGCAAGGGCCGGAAACACGAGTGCGGCAAGCCACTTCAAGATGTCATACAGTTTGTTGGGGATGAGCCATGCGGGGACCGCAGGGTTCACATCTGCCGCTGGGCTCCATGCAGACGTGTCGACTCCTATTGGGTTGGCGATGTTCTTGAGTTCGTTTTCATCGGACATTGTTATTCCTTCTTTTACCGGGAGGGCCGCGATTGGATTCGCGGCCCTGTTGGATCAGTAGTAGATGCGCGTTCCCGCGCGGACCTGGTTGGGATTGCTGATGCCGTTGGCTGCGGCGACCTTGGCGCTGTTGGCGCCGAAATGGTTCCACAGGCAATCACCGGCACCGATCACCACGTAGCGCCCCGCACCGGCGGAGGTGGAGGATGTCGTACCGGTGAGCCGCAATCGCTGGCCGGGGTAGATGACGTAGGGGGCACGCAAACCATTGAGGTTTGCGATGCTTACCCAGTTCACGCCGGTTCCGGCACCGATCAAGGTCAGATAATCGCCTCGTTGCACGGTGTACCAGCTTGCGCTGGTACTTGTACCGCCTCCCGTGCCACGCAAACGCTGGTTGACGATTGCCATGACCTCGCTGTAGCGGTTGCCGAGCAGTTGACGGCGTTGCGGGTCGTTGCTGTAGTCGCCGCGAATCACTGCGGTTGCCAAGGACTGTGCGTCACCGACCGGCGCACCTTGCTGGGGTGTCGGGCTGGGCGTGGCCGGGTTGGCGGAGGTGCCGGGCTGAGAACCCGCGTACTTCGCCCATGTTCCGGCATCGCCATAGAACCAGTTGACGTCGATCCTGGAACCGACGCCAGGCACGTGACCCGAGCTGGAATACTGCCAGGCGGCGGCGAATGGCCAAGGGCTGACGTCGTAGGGCACGGCTCCGGGGTTGCGCAGGGTCTCTCCGGTATATCCACGCGGATATCCGGCAACCCACAAACCGTAGTTGGCGTTGGCCACTGCGGTCCAGTCGGTCATTTTGATGACACTGGCAGACGTGTAGATGAGAGGCTTGACGCCCCATGCGGATTCGACACGCTGCAACCACCTGAGCGCCCACCAGCTCCATGTCACGTAGCTGCCCGATGGCTCCCAGTCCAATACTGGAATCACACCATCGTTGACATAGCCGCGCGTTTGGCCGATAAACCAGTCAGCCTCGGCCTCAGGGCTGTTGCCGAGATCAGGCCGAGCAAAATGGTAGACGCCGCGACGGATGCCGTTGGCCTTGAGCGACTGCATTGTGCAGTCGGCAACCGAATCAGTGTACCCGTTGCCCTCAGTGACTTTCACGAAAGCGAAGTTGACACCGGATGCCTTGGCGGTTGCGGCCTGACTGCTGCCGACACATCCTTGCCATTTGCTCACGTCCATACCGCTGTCGGCGAGCGCGGTGCCCGGCACGAACACCAGGGCGATGGTCGTCAGCAGTGTGGCCAGCATGGTTGCCCATGGTCGGCGGGGACGGGCGTGGCGTGGCTTTCCGCGATTAAATATCATGTGTTCTCCTTTCAGAGATGTTTTGGAGTCTCGCGGGATTGCGGGGCTCACGTTCTGTTGCGCGGCGCGATTGGCGCGGATTGGATGTCGTCGTTGAGGGATGTGCCGTGGCCGTTGCCGCCCAGCGAGTGATAGGAGTCGTAGAGGCGTTGGGAGCGTGATTTGAGGTCCTCGTCCGCCACTCCGTCGTGCTCGATGACCATTTCGCGTCGCAGGTCCTCTAACTGGCACAGCAGGAGCTCGCGCATCCCGTTGATGATCGCTCTGCCCCATCGCCGCATGAGGCCCAGCACGGTGACCGCGCCACCGCATAAGAAGGGCACCAGCCAATCAACGAGTTGTTCGATTAACTGCGACATGCGGGGCTCCTTTATGGTGAGAAAACCCACACGTGATACCGAGCGGATTGGCCGCGAGACGTGTGGTTTTTCGGAGGTCGAAATGTTGTTGCAAGAGTTTTGGGATGACCGGTATGTCGGCTATTGCGAGCGCCTGCGCGAGGTCACGCGCGTTGGCTATGAGTCGGCTTGGCGATGCCATGTGGAGCCGGTGTTCGGCAGCATGGAGTTGGCTGACATCGGCGTGGATGACATCGAGCTGTGGCTGTCAGGGTTCGCGAGTCCAGGTGCGGCCCGCAAGGCTTGGGCGGTGTTGAGGCAGATGCTACGCAAGGCCGCGAAGTGGGGCTACTTAGAGGTCGATGTGACCCGTTTGGAGATTGATCTGCCGGCCAAGCCGCTCCATGTGCCGCGTCTACTGACCATCGGGCAGACTCGTCGCCAACTACAGGGCTTTTATGGCCATGCGCTTGAGGCTTGGCTGATTGTGGACTCGTGTCTGGCGTTGCGGCCGGAAGAGGGGTACGGAGTCGATTGGGCGGATATCGATATGCGTTCCGGCATCACTCATATCCAGCGTGGAGTGCAATGGGTGGCCGGCCACGAAGTGGTGGTGCCGCCGAAGACTGAACTGTCCGACCGGTTTCTGCCCCTTCCCCGATTCGCCGTCCGGCGATTGCGGGAGATCCGCAACGGCCGGAAGGGCCGTATCATCGGTGACCTGACCCCACCGCAAGCCGCGCGACGCTACGCCTCATGGTGCAAAAAGGAGTCGCTGCCCTACGTGCCGGTGCAGAATCTCCGCCACAGTTGGGCCACCAACGCCCTGGAAGCGGGAGTCAACATCGCGGTGGTCAGCAAGTTCCTTGGTCACACCGACATCAAGACGACCGCCAGATTCTATCTGCGACCGGAAATCGCGTCTCTCAAGGAGGCCCAAAGCATCTGGGAACGCGCGCTGATCGGGCAATAGGATTCCCTAACCCCACTGCCCACGTCCGTCCAATCAGGCGTGTTCATTGGGAGTTCCAACGAGAACGGCATTTGCGTCATCTCCTACCAATCTCCCAACGGCAAGGCGCCTGGCGTAATTGTCGCCACCCCCGGGCCGTGGCCCTCGGACGGCATGCGAGGCTTGGCCATAACCATTTGGGAGAATGGTGTGGACTCGGCACAAATGCGATTGATGAACACCCGTACTGGAGAGTTCGGCACAAGATGGCCTGCAAGATTCTCATGGGTTGCGATATGGAACTAGCTTTCCCTAACCCCTGTCACGGGCCAAGTCAGGATGCCGTATTCCGACAGGTATATCACTCTGGTTCGTGTCGGCCGTATTGTCACCGCCTGCGCGTATATCACGCTGACAAGCAATTTCAATCAGACCAGCAACGTGTCCGTCAACGAGACAATCCCGAAGGGTTTCAGACCGTCCGGCGATTCCCGCGCGGTCATGCGCGGCACCGACAACAGCGGTGCAATCAGTTTCTACCTTTACGGCACCGCAGACGGGAAAATGGTGTTGAACGGCACCGGATATACCAGCCGATTCGTCGGTATATCCGGCTGTTGGATTACCGAGTAGCATTCCCTAACCCCTGTCACGGGCCAAGTCAGGATGCCGTATTCCGATAGGTATATCACTCTGGTTCGTGTCGGCCGTATTGTCACCGCCTGCGCGTATATCACGCTGACAAGTAATTTCAATCAGGTCGGCAACGTGTCCGTCAACGAGACAATTCCGGAGGGTTTCAGACCGTCCGGCGATTCCCGCGCGGTCATGCGCGGCACCGACAACAGCGGCGCGACCAGTTTCTACCTTTACGGCACCGCAGACGGGAAAATGGTGTTGAACGGCACCGGATATACCAGCCGATTCGCCGGTATATCCGGCTGTTGGATTACCGAGTAGCATTCCCTAACCCGAATGCCGTATATTCTGTGCGGAGGCCATACCATCACCACGAATAATGACGGCACATTCTACATCAACGTCCAATCCCCAAACGGGAAGAAAGCCGATTACGCGGCCTACACGATTGGGCCGTTCGGCACTGGTTTCGGCCAGGCCGGCGAGTACACCGCACAACGTTGGGATACCAGCGACGTAAACCAGATACGCTTCCGCCTGTGGAACACCAAAGACAACCGCTGGTGCGGGAGGGTCGCGATATTCGGAAGCTGGATCGCAATCTGGAACAGGCAATAG